GCGCAAATTGCCATCGCGCCCTGTCCTCGGGGGTGTACTTTCCTCGCCCTCGGCGGTACGGCATCGGGGCAATACGTATTCCCTTATCTTTCGACCATTGGAAAATGATTTTATCCAAGTCCCTCGGTATCTTGCCCGCGCCGCGTCCTTGCTCCATAACCAACCAAGAACGACTACCCCAAAGCGTGACCCCGTTTGCGGTCTGTTCAACACGCAAAGAACGTACACTCTTTAGGCTCGCGTTACGTTGGTATGCGTCCATATTTGCGGTCATTCTTGCCCGAAGTCCTTGCATTTGCGCCGCTACAAAATCCATATACGGGGTTGCCATACGCTAACAGATTTTAATTCCGATAATCTCTTTCAAAGACACGTCCAAGCCGATACCCGTTTCCCCTCGGTCAAAGATACCTTGTTCGGGAACGTACGGCAATTCGCCTTTCAGCGGCTCAAACAGACCGCTCAAGTTGATTTGCTTGACGAACTGCGCGGCCAAGACTTTCATTTCCTGTATAGAGTCCTCGTTCTCTATCGCATCATTATCAAGTTTGACACGCGGCTGCAAGAACCAAATGCGGAGTGTCGGCTTGTCCACCATCTGCAAACCGCCCTTATACTCCAACGTACCGAAGTCGGGAGTTTCCACGATTATAACTTTCCCGCTTATCCTATCCAAAGCCTTGTTCGCTTGGAACGGGGTATAATAGCGGAAAGTAACGTCCGCAGGTTGCCAAAGGTCACAAACAACGTGCTTGATTTTCTTAACTACATTATCCATTGCCATACGTTATTTTGTTTTGAATTTTCGTGCAAAAATATCATTTAGCCGCCTTTCGTATTCGGCGCGTTCGTTGTCCATCTTCATACAAGTATAGACGCGCACCCAACACACCCCGCGCACATCGTCTTGGTTGCTTATTCCCTGTCGCTTCGCGTACCAATCCAACAGGCCAAAAGCACCGAAATTCAGTTGCTTCACACCTGCTGAAATCTGCTCCGCTGTGTACCTCGGTTGTATCTTGGCAAATAGCCTGTTGATACGTTCCACCTCGCGCCCTATCCAACGGACAAGGCCAACGACCGAAAGCACCTTTTCCCGTGCCATCTTCTCCGCGCTCACCTTTGGGAACAAAACGCGCACGGCGGCAAGTACCCCGTCCGGCTGCTGTGCCTTGTCTTGTATGTCGAACAACTCACCCAACGTTATCAAGTTCAAGTTGTCGGGTACGGGGCAACCGCAAAACGTACTTGGTCGGGGTGCTTTCTCCAACACCTCGGCGGCACGCGCTGCGCTTTCCGCTGTCAAATACGGCTGTATCGTGCCGTATGTAGCAAAATCAATTTCTTGCAATTTCATCGTATTATCGTATTCTGCCAACACTTGCAACCATTCGGCCACTCGGTCGGCTGTTCGCGTAAAATGCCATCATCAGCGTATCGGCAAGGTCGGGGGAACGGCCTAACAACTTCTTCTGCTCGTCCTTGCTGTTAATGGCTTTCTTTTTATCGTCCCTGTCTATGTCAGCAACACGGATAACGGAAAGTTCCTCTTTCAGTTCCTCCACCTGCTCCGCGTTCAAGCCTTGCACCCGTATTTCGCGCCTATTGACTGCGCCCGCCAACTTGTAGTAGTATTCGCTCTTTAAGTTGCGGTACGTTGCCGCATCATCAGCAACCGCGCCCCCGTGAAATTCTTTAATGCCTTTCACGAAATCGGCAAGGAAACCGCCCACTCCGTCACTATCAGCAACAAAACGGCTTCGGGGTATAGCGTGCGCCTTGATAGTCTGCTGCGCGTCCTCCAATACCACATCAGCGGGCGAATACCCTTTTACTCTGTCGAACGTATAGACGCGGCCACGGGCAACGCAAGACGCGTATTTGTCGCGACCTTTGAGGGCAATATCCGCGCCACCTGCTGCCAATCCCTCCGCGCTGACCTCGTTTGTAAACATATCGTTCAACGCTTCGGTATCAAACAGCGCGTTCGGGTCATCGTCATAATCGAAATTTCCATAAAACAAACGCTCTATTGTCACGCGGTCGGAGCGCAAAAGGTTCTCGATATACGCTTCGTCCACATACGGGTTGTCACGCACCAACGCACGGATAAAAACGCGGTACGGGGGCAAATTGCCCTCTCTGTACGGCTTCCAAAACAGCCTGTAAATCCAACCTTTGGACGGGTTGCATACCATCAGCATTTTCGGCTTGCATTTCCACGTTGTGCCGTCTGGGTTTATACCCGATAGCAAGGAGAAACGGCCACGAATAACGCTAATAAACTTTTCCGCAACCTGCTGCGCTTCGTCAATAAATATATCGGTCAAGTCGTACGAGCCGAAGCGGTCGAATTCGGGGTCGAGTGGCTGAAAAATGCAGTAGCGGAAATAGATGATAGACCCGTTGGCAAAGTATGCAGTACAACCGCCTTGTCCCTCTTTCAGCGTGAGCAAGTGTTCCACCCGCATCGCCTTAACTACCTTTCGGAACGTGGTGAGGGTCGTATCTTTCAAGTCCACGTATTTCTGTCGGCATATCAACGATGCACTACCCGCGTATTGCAGTCGGCGCGTAATCTGCCAAAGACAGCCAAGCCACGTCTTGCCACCACGCGCGCCACCGCCGTATAGCACCTCCGTGACCTTGCTGTCGTTGTCCATCAACAACTGCAACGCTTGTTTCTGCTTCGTTGTTATGTCTATTTTAATCTGCATCTTGTACCGCTGTTAGTTCTTTCGGCTTGACCTCATTGAACACTATCGACAAAGGTTGATTGCTTGACACGTTCGTGTCGATTGTCTCAACGTACCCTCTGTCTCGGCATTGCGTTTTCGCGGCAAAGATGATTGCAGCCGTATCGCCCGCCATTATGCGCTTGTCAAGTGCGCTTTCGATAAAGTCCTTGCGCACCTCTTTGACCTCCTCGCAAGCACGGGCGAAATCCTCGTCCTCCCGCTGCCAATTATAGAACGTTTGACGCTCTATGCCAAATTGCTTGCACGCTACCGATATATTGCCAAGACATTTTCGGAACACCTCCAAAAAGTCGGCTTTCTTGTTCGTTTTGAAACCTCCCATTTTTGCACTATTTTTTGGTTGTCAAATTTGTCAAAGTTATTTATCCCACAAATTCAAAAGAACACGTTATCCGCGAAACGGAAGAATTTTGTTTGCATCGCGAATTGTGTATTATTCCGTTACCTAACGCAACGCGTCCAATTCGGGTACATCGAAAATCTTTATCTCGTTTAAGACTTGCTATAAAAGCCGCGTTTGATGTTACCAAGAAAAAGTGTTTGTTTTCTTTTGCCAAAGTGTTGCAAACGAACTTGGTCAATCGAAGACCTATTTGCAATCCTTGGAAATCGGGCAAAACAACAATTCTATGCGCTCTCCAAAAATCTTTCTTCTTCGCGTGTGGAAAAGGCAAAACACTCAAAAAAGCGCATAAATCATCATTCATTGTTGCCACAAAAACTCTCGCGGCATTGTTATGCGTATGGCTTAAATAGTGATACTTCCTAAAAATTCGCCAATAATTTTCTTTTTCTTTGGTTTCATAGACATCGAGTTTGCAGATTGGTCGATTTTTTTTTTGCTCTTCGCATAGGCGAAAAGTCATTGTGTTTGTATCGAACACCCAATCGGGCAATAGCCAATTTTCTATGTCGAAATGGCAAGAAACTGCAATAAATTTCTTGCTCGTTTTCCTTATTGCTTTTTGAGTGGCAAAAGAACCGATTTTGGCAATATTTCTATCGACAACGCTTGTAAATTCATCGAAAACAAACAATTCGTTATCTTCAAGAATTGCGCGTGCCAAATCGACCCTCATTTTTTCGCCATTTGACAAAACGCTGTATGGTTTCAACCAACTCGGAACACTTGAAAAGCCGACATTCGAAAATGCTTTTGTGATTTCTTCGATACTTTTTCCCTTTGGCATATCGTCCAAAACACATTCTCCGTTATATTGAAATGTTGTGATATAGGCATCGGGAAACAATTCCTTTGCAATCGTAGTTTTGCCCGTGCCGCTATTTCCCACAATTAAACCGATTTGCCAATCTTTCGGCAAATCTATGTTTCCCACAAAGTGTTCTTCGACTTGGTTAGTGTCCAAATCGAAAGTTCCCATTACGGCAGCGACACGGAAACTCTTGCTCGGTTGCGCTTTTCTTATAATGTCAAAATGCGGCATTGTATTCCTCTATTGGTTAATTCATTGTAATATTTTTCTTGTTCTTTTTCCGAACTCAAAGTTATCTCCAATTTGTATTCTGTGCAAATTTTTTCGCTCAAATCTTTGGTTTCCTTTTCTTGTTCGTTCGGGTATTCTACACCCCAATCGGCCAACTTTTCCTTGTCCCAATCCTGTGCAAGCATTTCGTAGTCCCATTCGCCCGCTTCGGTGTTGTCCTTGATAGCAATAGCCAATCGGTCGTAGTTCTCGGGTATAATCTTGCACACGGCTTGCTCATACCCAAGCGCACGCAAAGCGCGTAATCGTTGGTTTCCTCCAATGGCTACCCAAGTATCGCCATTCTGAACAACCAACAATTCACGCGCATTGAGCATTTCGGGGGTTTCCTCGATGGACTTGCGGAGTTGCTTAACGTCCGCGTCAGTTATCTTTCGCGGGTTGGCGGGTATTCCCTCCAACTGACTCGTGTTGTTCTCTAACTTTTCAATCGGCAAAAATACCGACTGCAAAAGTTCTTGTTTCTTGTCTTTCATCATTCTTGTTGTTTTTGGTTCTTCATTTTTTGCCATTCCTCAAAGGTAACGGCTGTTTTCATTTCTTCGGCTGCTTTAACTTTGCGCTCCGCTTGCTCCCATTTCTCCAACATCGGAACGCGGTACTGCAAGTTGAAAGCGCGCAAACAATCGGCAACCACCGCGCCCGAAAGCGTCCCATACATCGCTGCAAGGTTCTTGCCCTGTGCGTCCCGTAACTGACCCTCACGGGCATATTTGAGCGCAACCGCGATTTGTGCAAGCGACATCCACCCGAACGCGTCCACCACGTTACTTGCCACCTCCTGCACCACCTCGTCATTGTAAGCCACTCCAACGGCTGTTGCAAGTTTAATCAAGTGGAAGCCAACAACATTTTCGGCTGCTGCCCGTCCCGTTTGGAACGACTTACAGATAACCGACACGCTCGGCGCATTGCGCGAAACAACCATCCTTTCACGCTGCACCGCATCACTCATATATGGTTGCAGTCCCTTGGTGTAAGCAACGGCAAGGTTTTGCGCGTTACCAAATCGGCGCACAACCTCCAAACAACGCGCATCGTTACAGATTTGCAAAGCGCTCACACCATTGCTGCTTTGCGTCTGTTGCTGCTGCTTCTCGATTATTAGTTGAACGTTTACATTCATTTTTGCACCAATTATTAAGCGTGAAATATAGTGTTGAATATTTTTTGCGGAGGTCTTTGCGGTTCTCCAACGCTTGCATCGTCTCCATTATACAACGTGTGCCATAGCGTTCTTTCAGTTTCCGCAACTCCTCGGCTGTTAGCGGTCGTATGTTCTTCGGGTCTGCAAGATACGGGGTGTTTTCTTGCGCCCATTGCACGAACTTTTGCAAATCGGTATTCTCTATCACCTCGGCAACAATCTCTTGTTCTGCGCACGTTTTGCGCGTTCTCCGTGGCTTTTGCTTCCGTGCGTCCCACCTTGCCCGTGCCGATTGCCTTGCCTTGTCCGCTTTCTCGGCTACTGCTGCATATTCGGGAAGTTCTATGTATTCCCCGTCAGTAACGAAAAGTTCCGTGTTGTCAAGCAACTCGGCGGCTGTCTGTCCTTGGTCGTGCAATCCTATTTCGTCATAGAGTATCTGCCTTTCCATTCGCCCGCCATACTCTGCAAGAATACCAACTACCACCCAATATGCGCCATAAAATGACGTACCCCGTTGTAGTAGTCCCCGCCTTGCGCGTGTCAATCGTGGGTCAATCTTAATCGTTGCTTTCATCGCTGCAAAGATAATGATTTATAATTGATTATGCAAATATTTTCCCAAAAAATTAAGGTTGGAGGAGTTTATTTCCCCTCCGTCCTCTTACCATTTGTGCGAAAACTCTGTTACTACCTCTCCATCGTTCTCGCCGCCGTCATAGTAGATGGATGCTTTTATTTCCGTCCATTCTATTTCATAGTCCCAACTCTCGGGGACATCATAATCGCCGTGCGAGTAGTCAACAAGGCAACCGAAATCAAGATTTTCTACAACGGAAACGTATTTTTTCCCTCCGTGTTCAAAAAATATTTCTTCGGGATAGTCTCCGCTTTCGGGGTTGCCGTCCTCGTCAAATTCAACATCCGTTACAACCACCTTTTCGGCTGCTTGCTTGGCTGATGCAATAATCGCGTCTTTTAAATTCTGTTCCATAGTCGTTTGTTGTTTTTATTGGTTATTGTTGTTTAACAAGTGCAAAGATAATACATATTTCGCATATAACCAAAAAAACCAACGGAAAAATGCAGAATTTAACACTTTTTTAACATTTCAGCGCACAAAACCGCCTTTTAGATACTTTTCAATCACCGCCCGCGCTTC